AAGTGTTTTTTGCGAGAACGCATTAGCACGTAGTGGCTCGATGCTTGGCGAGGTGTTCCCACATATAACCGAACTACTTGCATTCGGTGCGATTGCAGTCATGTGGGAAAATCTTTTTCCGGTGCCTTTCATGTCTGGCGCTTCGCCTCTTTCTTTTCCTAATAACATATTAGCTTCGTCACATTTCTTTTTAATATGTTTAAATATTTTTAGGTTCGGCCCCATTGACATTGGACTTTGTAATGCGATACCAATCTTTTGTAAGTAAGAATGGAAACCCATTGTACCTAAACCAATAGACCTTTCAGACTCTGCGCTTTTGATAGCACGCCACATCGTAGAGGGGGCAGATTTGATGAATGATGTTAAAGTATTGTCTAGCATTCTAACAATATCTTCTAAAAACATTTCATCCTTTGACCACTCATCGAAGTATTCTAAATTTAAACTTGATAAACAACACACGGCTGTTCTATCTTCATCAGTTGGTAGGGTAATCTCGCTACATAAATTAGATTGATGTACCTTTAAACCTTTAGCTTTTAATTCTTTGGGTAAATGTTTGTTGACTGTATCTCCAAACATGATATACGGCTCACCAGTTGAAACTCTAGTTTCCAACAACTTTATCCACAGGGTTCTAGCTTTTACTGTCTTTACTATATCCTTGCTGTTTGGATCTATAAGATCCCAATCTAGATCACCCTCAACCGCCTTCATAAACTTGTCTGATATTACCACACCATGGTGCAGGTTTAGATTCTTTCTGTTGACATCGCCGCCACTCGGCTTTCTCATCTCCATAAACTCTATAATTTCGGGGTGAGATATATCCATATAGCTGGCATATGATCCACGTCTGGTAGAGCCTTGGTTAAATGCTACCATTTGCGAGTCCACTACGTGCATAAAAGGAATTACCCCTGTAGTTTTATTACCTTTGCTTGTAGACTGTCCCTGTGAGCGAATATGGCCCCAATAACCCCCTATTCCGCCCCCCATACTAGACAACCAGATGTTTTCTGTATAGTGTTCAGACAATCCAGTACGGCTGTCGGGTACATAATTCAAGAAGCAAGAGATGGGAAGACCTCTGTCCGTACCACCATTAGATAAGAGAGGAGAAGCAAACATAAACCACAGATTAGATACATACTTATATAATCTCTCAGCATGCGCCTTGTTATCTGCAAAAGCCATACATGCTCTGGCAAAGGATTCTTGTGGACTTATTTCTTCTGGTAACATATACCTGTCACGCAAGATATCCACAGCATTTTTAGGCAACAAGCCATCTTTATTTAAATCAATTTCTACTTTCATATTTCCTCTCAATTATTTTACACACAAAGTTTTGTAGTATAGCATCTTTTGTTTCCATAAGCAATTACTTTTTTGGAAAAATTAAATTACCTTCTAGCTTTATGTACCCAGAATCCTGCATCGCCTTGATTGTTTGATCCAGTTCGCCGGGATTTTGTATCTTTCTTAACAGTTCTCTCTTAAAGAATCGCAACTGCATATGGTTCTTGCCACTCGCAGCAAGTGTGGCGTCTAGCCACACCTTCATGTCGTGAGCAATACGCCCTGTCTTTGCCATACCAAAACCTTCCAAGGCTTTTGGCATATCTTTTTCCATATCAAACATAGTTTCTTTTGTTGTTTCCCAATCATCCTTCGTAATGAAACGTGAAGAACCACGCGCCGCTGATACGGACATAGCAACCTTTAAGAAATGCGACACACGTCGTTGCCCATACTCGGACAGGTGTGGATCAGTTGGTTCTGGTTGTATGTTGTCATAGATATCTTGGTTTGCAATTTCAAAAGCTTCTTTATCAAACTGCATTGGCCCATGCATCTTTGCGATAAGACTTAAATCATTTCGTAAATCATTTATTGTGTGTTCACTAATAACTTTTTGTCGTAAGTCTTGTGGTATTCTTTCGCCTTCATAAAACACAGGTATAATTCTTGATAACAAACCTTGAGACTTTGCGTCTTCTGGTAAGTTGTCAACAAACTGTGTTGGTGTAGCACAAGCTATCCAGTTTAAACAAGGGCCTTGAATAAGATACTCCCCTGCTGTTTTTGTTTTGTGACTGTATGAATCTTTAGCATCCCACATATCTGTAAGAAACATTTGTAAGTATCTTTCATTACGACCCATGAATGTACCAAACTCCGACGTTACAAGAGTCAATGACGAGTCGTAAAATTGAAACTCATTTTCAATATTACCCAACCGCATATCCATACGTGTAACTTTAGTCATGTCAACTGCTAGTTTTTCTGGCGTGATTCTATCTTGAATACTATATAAAGGATAATCTTTTAAATTATATTCCGCTAATCCAGAATTGAAATTATGATCTTCTGGTGTTGAACCAACAGGAGTAGTAAGTCTGCTGAATACTTTTGAGAAAGGTAATATCAAACTTACGGATTTATTTCTGCCCGGTGGTGCAATCAATATAACAAAAAGATTAGAACCAATGTTATAGTTTGCCATTGGAAACCATACACGTCTACCCATAGCACCGGCTATAGCAGACAGTGCTGTCCACTTAGCAAATGGTTTTGGTATTGGACTATCTTTTATGGCGTCAACAGACGCTTGAACAAAGTCTTTGAATTTTCTTGCCATTATTTTTCATTCGTTATTGAAATGTTTTCTGGCAGAATCTTCACAATTTTTACCACTTTAGCTTTTGTTTCTATCCATATGTTTCCATCATCGTCTTGCTTTAAAACGGAAGGCCCTTCAATCTCTGCTCCATCGCATTTGGTTGTGCCTTTATTAGGTTCCTCTACTATTATCTTTCCATTCTCTACATATACTTTATTTATATCGTCCATGTTTTTAAATCCTTCCAGTTATCTCCCACCTCTACGGAAGAAGGTATTAACATTTTGCGTCCATTGACCATCAATGGATTGTGCATTCTATCAAGAACTTGTGGCATAAGATCATTTACTTTATCCTTATCACATTGCCCTAGTATCGCATCGTGTACTTGACCTAATATTTCTACACCTGCTTCTTGCAGTTCGTCATACACTCGACACAAACCTAAGTTTAGCAAGTCACCTATTGTTGACTGTGGTACAAATGCAATCGCCGCACGCAAGGTTGACGCATCTTTTAGTCTATCCCAAAAATGTCTACGCCTACCCATAGGTGTTGTCAAGCTACCCTTCTCAATTAATTCTTGTTGTATCGTGTTATGCCACACACGTATGCCGGGAAATGCCCCCTTAATCTTGAGAGTATCTTTGCCAATCTTTTCTCCCATATCTAACAATTCTTGGTAGCCTCCCATTGGATCTTGTTTGTGCCATCTTTCTAAACTAACTGATGATATCACACCGCCGAAATAAAGCAACTGAAATCGTGTAGCCTGTGACACTTTGATCTTTATCTGTCTTGCTAGTGAGTGTGGCGACACACCATAGTTCGTTCCATGTCCTGCTCGTTTACATATGTCACGGTAACTGTGATGTAAATAATAATTACGATCTGCCATAGCTCTATCTTGTTTTGGATCGTTTGTCCAACCCATGTTAGGCCATACCATTTTAACAACTTCAGTATGCAAGTCAGTACTTTCACACACGTTGATATAGTTTTCATCCGCAGCCAAGTATGCAACGGCACGTGACTCTGCTTGTTCTAAGTCTGCATAAAACATTTGCTTACCTGTATCTGGTATAAATACTTCACGTAAATCTTTTGTTATGTTTTGTAAGTTTGTACCAGTACGCCATGGTGATTCTCTTGATGACCACCTGCCTGTCTCTGTACCCGCTACATTGTAAGAACATCTTATTCTACCATCAGGGTCACGCTTTGACGCAAGCACTCCTAAGTTTTTATCAATGTCACGCAGTGCAAGTATTGTTCTGCAAAAAGGTCTGGCTCTTGGATAAGAATCCGATAAAGATTCTAAAGCATCTCTATTGGTTGATATCTTTTGTTTACCTTTAGCATAAGAAACAACTGGTGGTAAATTTAAATCTTCATATAAAATTTTCTTCAACTGCACTGGGCTGTTGTGATTTAAATCTTTACCAGATACCGCTTGTGAAAACAAATGCAACATTCTTTCAAGACGTAATCTCTTTTCTTTAAGAGGTTTTTTTATTGCCTTGACTTTATCTTCATCTACTTTTAAACCGCGTAACGTCATAGCCATTGCAGGCTTAAGACTTTTTAGTTCAAACTCATACGTACCTTTTGTTGTCTCATCAAGTTCTTCTGATATCTTAGACCAAATCTCTTGTGTCAACGTACAATCTAATGCACAGTATATCCAGTTGATCTGCTCGTCGTTGTATGGTTTTAAATCTAAATTATTATTGCTTACTTTTATCACTCAGTTCCCCCGCTATTGCTGAATACCCTACCATGTCTACATATGTATCTTTGGAAGGTTGACCAGACTTCAATCTTGCTACCTTTAACAGTAACATTAAGATGGAAACATCGTGTGCTGAAACTTTAGTATCTAAATATGCTGACCATAAACCTGCGATGTTTTCATGATTATCTTTTTTATTTCCGTACTCTTTTTCTCTTGGCCCTTTTAATATTTTCAAGGCTTGTCTTAAGTTTTCTTCTATATTTATTACCATAAAATTTCTCCATTAGTTTGTAAATTTCTTTACGTGTTCTTGCTTCATCTAAGTCTGCTAACTCACAGACAAACGCAAAGTCATTACCTTTTGTTGTGTCATTCAACCACTCCCATGCAGTTAAATGTGATCGCTTGTCGTCTTTTCCTTTGCCTTCGTAAATTAAATCTTGTAAGACTTGATCAATAACAGCACGCCAGAGTCGGACGGTGTTGACTTGATCCGCCCAACGTTCATCAACGTCTTTGGCAGAAAAGTAATTTGGTCGCTTCACTATTCATCGGCTTTCGTGCTATCTGAAAACTTGGCTAGAGTTTTCCATGCACCCTCGTTAGTGTATATGGAGCCTAAGAAGCCTAAACCTTTTTCCATTTCTGGTTGTAAAGAATGTTGAGCATGCATCGTATCATGTACAATACCCTTTACATCTATGTTTTGTTTATACTTTAACCATGACACATCATATGATTGATTCTGTGCCACCTTTACAATCTGTTTATCTTCTAGTAAATCTCGAACCCAGTCCCATGCTTTAGTTTCATCATCATTCTTCCAGTATCCGTACGTGAATGGAACTACAATGGCATGAGTCGGAGAGGGGGCAAACCCAATACAAGTTATTCGCCCGCCTGCTGTTTCAATGTCAAATGACAAAGGTTGTTTTGCGTTATCCTTCTTGATGAAGTCTTCTTTAAATTTATCTAAGTCGTTTATACTCGGTTCGATCCAGAGTTCTCTTTCTATATTTACTATGTCTGTTGTTTCTGATTCTTGTAATGCTTTTTTGAAATCTGAATACATGATAGATCTCAATGCGTAATTTCTAGCGACACTCGACAGGGCATAAGAGGGAACTATTTTTATATCATCATTGATGTGCGAGGTGTTAGAGGAGATGAGCGCTCCTCTATAAGTTCCAATCTTATCATACCCTGTGAATGCCCACAATGATACTGCCCCCAGTGCTAATATAACATTAGGTTTAATATCATTGATCTCCTTGTACAGCCTCTCCAGATGTGGTTGCGCCTCCTGTTTGAGAAACCCTAGCGTCGAGGACGGATAGGGTGTTCGCCACTCTGTACCTTTGCACAAAGCCTTGTATTCACTCCTCTTGTGAAAAAAGTTTTGTAAGTTTTCCTGTGCCGGTCGTCTTTGAAAGACGTGGGTGAGCATGCAATCTTCTAGCTTTATCCCTGCTAGTTTACAAACTTTGCCAAGAATATAATCCCCGGCAAGCATCTTGTTCAATCGTACTTCAGTCACGGTCGGGTAGTCCATGACTATCGCAATCCTTGCCCCCTCAGTAAGTTGCGATGCTACGTTTTTATTTACTGCATACTCACCCATTTGTCTATGCCGCCTTGTTAATTATTCGTTTAACAGACGCTTGCAGGATGTCTTTGTTCCTGCCTACCATCTCGTGCTTTACCACACCAGAAAAAGTTTGACCGATGCTTTGCTCTAGCATTTCGCCAAAGCTAGCGCCACTCAAACTCAAGGTGTTGGTTAAGAACTTCTTGATTGAGATGACAGGATTCCCTTGCCCCATTGCACGGGATGTCGCCCAGAACTCTAGTCTGGTAGGTTCACAATGATCTAAGTCACTGTCCGTAATCTCAGATTCCAAGACAGCATTTGCCTTGACGTTGAGTCTTACGATTTCGTTTTGGTTTTCACCAACTTTATCCGAACGATACGAGGTGATCACAAAGTCATAGCTACCCTCTGGTAGCACTATGGATTCCTGTACGTCATCCGGGTTCATCGATAAAAAGTCTTGAATATCAGCCATTAATTACCTCCTTTTAGGTTTACTACATTGTCAGCCGACAATTTTTTGCGTGCATTTTGTTGTATTGCACTGAACAGTTTAGCTAGATCCAACTCAGTTTGCTGACCAATAAGACTTGGTGCAGTAACTTTGAGATCCATTCTATGATCAGATACAGTACGTAATGTACGCTCGGTTCCTTTGCTAGAAGAACGTGTATCAATTCTGCATACACAGTTGAAGTATCTTCCTAGCTTTGTAGATAGTTTAGAACCTACGCTAGTTGGGTATGCTTTAGACACTCCCAAGTCTCCTTCCATGTATTGCATGTGCGTTGTAACAACTACGTTACAAGGCGTTTCCGATCCTGTAATGTACTGTATGATATGTTGTACATCACGAGCCGCCGTTCCCCATTCGGGTTGCGAGGCTTGATCTGTAGATTTCTTATTGTTAAAAACAAGAGCCGCACGAAGTGCCGCCTCACCCATTAACGTTAAGCTATCAATAACTAACACATCTTTGTTAGTCCATTTAGATACAGGGCCGAACTCTTCGTCGCCATCTTTCCAGTTGGAAATCAAAGCTGCCCCCTTACGAAATGCCTCCGCTTTACCCATAGGATCTTTCAACGTTACATAAGAAACGTTGTTGACACCTGTGTCCGTTAAGAACTCGGGTAAAATGTCTAAGCCGTTGTCATAATCTAAGATACGTAACTTGTATCCTGCATTTGCAAGGGTGGCTAATGAAGCCGTTTTCCCAGAGCCACTATCTCCTACGAGTAATAGCTTGGTTACATCTACTGATGTATGATTCTTTATGCTTGCCATATTTATCTCCTGTATTTTGTAATATTATCATAATTAAAATTTTTGTCAACACTTATTTTTTACTAAACAATTCTTTTGCATCAATGATCTCGCCTTCACGAACAAGGTC